CTGCTGAGACCCCCGGGGTGGGGGTACCCCCCCAGCCCCCGTCACTCTGCGTCGACGTTACTCGGTGTCACTTCGCGTCGGGCCGTAGCGCTGGGTGACGTGGCTTGGGTCGGATGGCTGCGCGTTTGGCCTGCAAGGCGGCTTGGCCTTGGTGTGCGGTGCGGTGGGCGTGGCAGGTGGCGCAGGCTCCGCGCAGGTTGGGGTCGGTGTGGTCTTCGGGGTCGCCGATGTGGTCGACGTCGGTGGATGGTGCGCCCCAGCAGTGTGTGCGGATGGTGCATCGGGGGTCGCGTCGGAGGATGCGGGGGCGGATGGTGGGCCAGTCTCGGGGTAGGGGGGCGCTTCTCCACATTGGGGGTGGTTCCTTCCGTGTGGGTGGGTGTGTCCGGGTTTTGGGTTGGTTGGTTTTCCACTCCCTTCGTCGGACTCCCACACTCCCACCCCCTTAAAGGGGGGTGGGAGTGGGAGTTGGGAGTCCGGGGAGTAGGGCACTCCCATGGGACTCCCACCGTCCATATGTGCTCTGACCTGCGAAACTCCCACTTCGGGTGGTGGTTTGGGAGTTTGGGTGGGAGTCGCCTCAAAGCTTGCTCCGTGCCTATCCCGACTCCCACGCCCAAATGGGAGTTCCATAACGGGGCACAACTGGACACGCCTACCCGGTCCGTCACATAGGCTGCGAAGGTACCTGATAGCGGGTGGCCGACCCTTTGCCCTGGCGTCTCAGTCGGCCGTCGTCGAGCAGCGCCCGCTTCACCCGGTGGAACGACGATTCGGACACCGGCACCGTCTTCAGCACCACCCCCGTCGAGATCCACTCGTCCTTGTGGATCTCCCACCACTCCGTCAGCCACCGGACCGACGCCTGCCCGGTCCCCGGCGACCCGGTCCACTCGCCGAGCACCACCGACCCGTCGAACGGGATCGCCCGGAGGTTGACCGGCTCCCACTCGGCGCCGTCCTTGTTCTTCGTGCACTCCAACGTCACCCGGTCGCCGTCCTTGGTGACCCGCACGACCGTCGACAGCGCCCCGTCGATCGTCGTCGCGCCCCGCCCGGTCTCACCGTTACGGCCGATGTGGTGCACCATCAAAACGCACGCACCCGACGCCGCGCGGAGCCTTTCCACCTGAGCCACGAATTCGCCCATCTCCGAATTCGAATTCTCTTCCATTCCGACGGTGACACGCGCCTGCGTGTCGACGACGATCAGGAAAGGCCGCATTGCGGCGGCCACCTCGATAAGCGCTTTCCACTGCCCCGCGTTTTTCGCCTGCACGGCGACCGGGAGGAAAACGACGCCTTCCATCGGCTGCGACATCGCCTTTTCCCACGCCCGGACGCGCTGCTTGACGCCGCGGACGCCTTCGGCGACCAGGTACAGCACCGGGCCGGCGTCGACGACGCGGTGCCCGTGCCAGGACAGGCCGGTCGCGACGCAACCGGCCAGGTCGAGCGCCGTGAACGACTTCCCGCACCCGGGTTTCCCCACCATCCACGCGAGGGAGTCGCGGAACAAGATGTCGTCGCCGACCAGCGGGTCGGGGTCGGGGATGTCGTCGAGCTGCGCGGAGGTGACGAGTTTGGACCTGAGCAGGTCGGCCGGTGACATCGACTCTTCGTCGATCTCCCGGGCGTCGGCGCACGTCGGGCACCGGCCGCACGGCGGTGAACCGTCGCACCCGGGCGGGCGGGTGTCCGGGGGGCGGACGGCGCCGGGCCGGTGAGCGGGGAACGGCCCGAAGTCGTCGTCGGGTTCGCGTAGCTGCCCGTCCGGGCCGGACATCGCCGACCAGTCGATGGTGCCGGGCGCCCCGGACGCCTCGAACGCCTCATTCTCCTGCGGCATAGGGTGCCCCGTCCGTGTAGGTGATGCGGGTGTGGTCTTCGTAGCCGGCCTCGTAGCCGGTCCGGGTCGCCGCCGCGATCGTCTCGGCGATGTCGTCGGCGGTGAGCGTCCCCGGCGGGGCGGTCAACGCCCGGTGCAGGGTGCGCAGGTCGTCGAGCCGGTATATGTCCGCGGGGTCGGTCATCGGTCCGGGCGGTCGCCGCCGCGGATCGCCTGGTCGATCTCGTCGAGGTCGAACATCGGGCCGTCGCCGAGCGCGTATCGGCGGATCGATCCGTCTGCGACGCGGCGGTCGAGGGTTTGCACGGAAATGCCGAGGTATCGGGCGGTTCCGGCGCGGTTGGCCCAGCGTTGCCCGGGTTTACGGCTGGGGTGATCATCCATGGGGGGGGAACATACCAGGCCGGACCATGGGGTGCCATGAGGGTGTGCGGGTAGCGTCGTTCGGATGAGTCATCGTGGTGAGCCGAGTAGAGGGTGGTCGTGGGCGGCGTCTGCGTTGGTCGCGGTGTCGGTCGGGGTGTGTGTGGGTGCCGTCACGTTCGCGCTGGTCGTGCTCCTGGTGTTGTGAGCGCGTTTCCGCGCCCACCTCACCCCTTGCTCGACGCGCAAGGTCGGGTAAGGTTGGCGGCATGGAAGCACAGACGCGATACACGCCCCGGTGGGCTACCCCGACCGAAGCGGCCGAACACCTGCGGATCACCACCGCCACCCTGCGGCGCCTCTCCGACGCCGGGAAGATCACCCGCAACGGCAGCGGGAAGCTCGTCCGATACGACCTCGACGAACTCGACGCGCACCAGTCCGCCGCCCCGCTCGACCTCTCCGCGGACGCGTTCCGGGTCTGGGCCGGCCGGCTCTGCGACCGGTTGACCCCCGACCAGAAGGAGTCGCTGCGCGACTGCCTGCGGACGACCGCGTACGGGCTGCGTAAGCCCTGACCTCCCCCCCCCACTCTTTGAAAGGCGAACCACGTGACGCACCAGACCGAACCCGGAACCGTCCACGTCCGCGCCCGTGACCTGAAAACGGGCAACCGCATCCGCCTCTACCTGGTCGACGGCCCGGAAGGTGCCGTTCACCGAGAGGTGCGCGTCCTGCACGTCAGCGCCCCGTGGCGCGGACGCGACATGGACGGGACCGTCGGCGAGCTGATCAGCATCACTCACGAACTGCCCTACGGTCTGCACGAGTCGCTGACCGTGTACGCCGACGAGCCCGTCGAGGTCGTCGGATCCGACCATGGCTCGCCGGTCCCCGGCGCGTGGAAGGCGCTCGGCGAGATCGGCGCCAAGCTCTCCGGCCTGCCCCAGCCCTGCGACGTGTGGGTGTGCATCCAAGTCGGAGACCGGGAACCGTCGGAGAGCAACAGGGAGGCGGTCTCCGCCGCCGCCGCCGCCCTGTTCGTCGGCACCGCCGGGCAGTCGAGGCCGGGCCGTGGTGTGTCGGACGCGTCCGGCAGCGTCGGCGGCGTCCGCGTCACCGTGACCGCCCCGGTCCCCGAGCCCGTTGACGAGCTGCGGGCAGAAAACGCGAGGCTCCGCGCCCGTCTCGCCGAGCGGGACGCACGGTGACCGGCGCGCGGGCCGGGTCGATCTGTTCCGGGTACGGCGGACTCGACATGGCCGTCACCGAGGCGGGGGTGCGCGCGGCGCCGGTGTGGCACGCCGACACCGATCCGGGTGCCGCGCGGGTGTTGGCCCACCACTGGCCGCGCACGCCGAACCTGGGTGACATCACCGCCGTGGACTGGACGCAGGTCGAGCCCATCGACGTCCTCACCGGCGGCTGGCCGTGTCAGCCGTTCTCTCACGCAGGGCTCCGCGCCGGGGCCGGTGACGACCGGCATCTGTGGCCGACCGGGGTGCTCCCGGCCGTCGCGGCGCTGCGGCCAGTCCTGGTCGTCGGGGAGAACGTGCCCGGCTTGCTCACCATCGAGGCGGGGCGGGTGTTCGGGCGGATCTTGGCAGATTTGACCGGGCTCGGGTACGCGGTCTCCTGGGCGACGGTCGGGGCGTGTGTGGTCGGGGCGTGTCACTGCCGGCATCGGGTGTTCATAGCCGCCACGTTGGCGGACGCCGGTCTGCCGGTGTCGGACCCGGTAGCGCACTGGTCGGCCGGTGGTTGGGTGCCCGTGCAGCAGGTGTTGTTCGGCGACGCGGGGGCGTTGGCGTGGCCGCGGGCGGGGTTCGTGTCGCGGTCCGGTGTGGTGTGGGAGTCTCCGTCGACGGTGTGTGGCCTGGCCGGCGGGTTGCCGACGCCTCGAATGTCGGACGCCAACGGTTCGGGGGTGCACGGTGACGGCGGGTTGGATCTTCGTACGGCGGTGACGCTCCTACCGACGCCGACGGCGCGGGACGCGAAACGCGGCGCGGGCTGGGGTGACCGGCCGGGCAGGCCGCTGTCGGAGGTCGCCGCGATGCTCCCCACGCCCCGAGCGTCGGACGCGACGAAGGGCGGGCCGAATCAGCGAGGCTCGGCCGGAGACGTCGCCTTACCGGCTGCGGTGCAGCCGGCGAGGTTCGGCCGGTACGCGTCGGCGGTCACCCGCCACGAGAAGACGTTCGGACGCCCCGCGCCGGACCCGACCGAACCCGGGCGCACCGGCACTCCACGCCTCACCGCCGCGTTCACCGAATGGATGATGGGCCTACCCGCCGGACACCTGACCGACGTCCTCGACCGCAGGTCCGCGATCCACGCCGCCGGTAACGGCGTCGTCCCCGCCCAGGGCGCGCACGCGCTACAGCACCTACCGACGTTCCGCGCAGCGGCGGCCCGTCTCCGGGCAGGAGCGGCGTCGTGACGCTGAGAAGCGCCGCACGGGCGGTGTGGGCGGCCGTCGACACCGCCGCCTACGCCGCCCCCACACTCCTACTCGAAGCCGCTCTGATCTACACGGCTTGGTACTTCGAGCTGCTGTAAGACGCCCCACCGGTGGCAGAATCAGCCGCATGGCGTTCCCCGCAGACCTCACACTCGTCACCCTGACGATCCAGCTCGACGCTCCGCCCGACGGCGGAGCACCCGGCTACCTCGACATCCGCTCCCCGGCACCACTGATCGGACCGGGGAGCGGATCCGTCGTCCCGCCGATCGCCCGCCGAGTCACCCTCGACACCGACGGCGCCGGCACCGTCGAACTCCCCGCGACGAACGACCCCGACTGGACCCCGCAAGGCTGGGCGTACACGGTCACCGGCCGCGTCGGTGACGGGCACCTCTCCGGCACGATCACCCTCGACTACCAGACCAGCGCGGTGAACCTCGCCGACGTGTTCGTCTCCGACGGCACCACCACCGTCGGGGTGTCGTACATTCCGCTCACGTCCCGAGGTGCGGCCGGTGGGGTGGCCGGACTCGACGCCGACGGCGACGTCATCGACGCCGACGGCAGCAAAATCATCCCCGGAGGTGGCGCCACCGCCGCCGACGTCACCCTCGACCCGTCCGGCTACGCAGTCATCACCTCTGCGGCGACCGACGTGCAGGCCGGGTTCGACCAGGTCGACGACGCGCTCGGGTCCGCGGCACCGCAGATGACGGTCGTCCGCAGCGTCGTCACCTCGGGGAACATCACCCCGCAGTCGTCGCCCAGCGCTTGGGCCCAACTCACCGGCGGCCCGACGATCGCGATCAACGCCGCGGTCGGCGACTACGTCGAATTGTCGATCGGCGGCCTCATGTTCCAACCGAACGGCTCCGTGCTTGAGTTGGCCGTGCTGAACTCCGGCCTGGTCCGCTACGGGTCGACCGGCGGGGCGTCGCCGTCGCTGGAAGGCGACCCGGCGTTCTACTTGCAGCCGTCAACGTTCCGGACCGTCGGCGCGACTCTCGATTTCGTCGCGGAAGCGTCCGACATCAGCAACGGTCAGGTCACGTTCTGTTTCGCGACCAGCGGGAACGGCACCGGCGTCCTGTACGCCTCATCGGACTATCCGCTGCGGTGGCGGGCGATCAACCACGGACCCGTGTCGGTCAGCTAAGGCCTGTAGGATCCGGCGGGTGGCGGGGCGTGCCCTGCCGACCGCCGGGGGTTCACGCCGGCGGTCGGTTCCCCGCCGCCGCCCCGGTGCCGCGCCGGCGGGACCCGCGGTGTCCCGCATCCACCGCGACCCGCCGCCAGTGACGCGGCACCGGGGTGCCCTACCCGGGGAACCGGCCCGGATGCCAGCGGGCGTGCGCACGCCCCCACGCGATCCTGGACTCCCGTTCCGCGTCCGACAGCGCCGTCGACGGGCAGCCGTACATCCGGTGGAACGTCAGCGCAGCCAACGCCTCAGCGACGTCGACTGACGGCCCGTTCTGCCCGCAGTCGACGCACCGGTGTCTGATCTCCCGGACCGTGTGCGGGTCCGGGTCGCATCCGGGGTGTGTGGTGTGCCCGCCGTGCCGCGCGGCAGGGTGCAGCGGGACCCCGCACCCTGCCGCGCAGCGTGTCACCGGCGCGGCTTCGGGTCGCCGGGCGGGTGGCAGATACCGGCGTTGACCCCCACCGGCTGATACCAGAACCCTTTGCCGTGCTGCTCGCAGCGTACGGCCTGGTCGCGCTGCAGGTCGGTCATTTTCGGTGATCCGCAGTCGGCTCCGGCCAGTAGCAGGAACGCGGCGACCGCGGCGGCGTAGACCCGGGTCCGCATCAGACGGTCCGGTGGTTGATTCGGCCGGTGCCGCCGCACGGTTGGCACGGCTGCGTGATGATGACGCCGTCCTTGCCGAGACTGCTTCTCGACCCCGCTCCGCCGCATGGTGAGCATGTCCTGGTCGTCGTGATTGACTCGCGGTAGTCGTTGTTCTTGCGTGTCGTCATTGTCTTGTGCCTTTCCTGTGGGTGTCTGGTCCGGCCGGGTGGAGGGGCCCCGCGGGGCCCCTCCCGGGCTATTTGCCGGTGCGCCGCTCGTGGGCCCGGTAACCGTCCATCAGCGTCCGGAAGTTGTCTTGGCCGATCGCGTCGATGGCCTTGGGTCCGAGCCCGGCCCGGTCGATGGCGTCGACCAGCTCGTGGGTGGCCAGCTCTAGGGCCTCCTGGATCTGCTGGGGGGTCTCGTTCTTCGTCATTTTCTCTCTCCTTCTCTCTCTCTTGTGCCTTTACTGTACCACAGAAAAGACGGGGTGGGCAACCTTTCCCGGGGGACAAAAAATCGGGTTTCCGTGGTACGGTGATCCACATGAGCGAAAACGAGACACCCCGACGCCGAGGACGACCGGCAACCGGCGGCACCCCGAAGCGCAACATCCGCGTCGGCAACGACTGGGACACCGGCGAGAAACTGGCAGCCAGACTCGGCATGAGCATGTCCGACTACGTCAGGGACGCCATCGGCCGCCGCAACGCCGCCGCACTCCGCGAACTGGCCCGGCGACACAACCAGCCCTGACCGCACCCCAGCCAACCCCACCCGCCCCCGGAAACGGAAGGTGCCGGGCCCCGACATCAGGGCCCGGCACCCGGACGGGTCAGTCCGCGACGGCGCGGATCTCGTCGGCCTGCTCCCGCTTACCGCGGATCTCGAACCAGCCCGTGCCGATGCCGTTCGCGCCGTGCTCGTCGGTGTGGATCAACCACGCCGTGGCACCCTGCGGGACGTAGACCACCCCGATCACCTGCCCGGCGTCTACGGTCTCGCTCCACAAGACACCCGCGTCGCCGGCCAGGATGTGCGTGTTGCCCGTCGCCTCGCCCCGCACGACCGGGATACCGGCGCCGACCGGCCGCATGGCGACGCCCGACCACCGGTCCCCGGCGGGCACGACCAGCAGGTCGCCCTGCCGCTGCGGCCCGGACAGCACCGGCACCTCGGCCTGCGCGACCAGGTGGACCGGCACCTCAACGCCGACCTCGGTCATCACGCTCTGATAGCTACTCATGGTCAAAAATCCCTTCTCCGCCCCGGGCCCATCCCGGGGCGGTCTGTGTCAGGTGGCGCGCCGCAAAGACCGATACACGTCGACGTCGACGTCCCACGCCCACGCACACGCCGCGACCGGGTCACCGATGTCGGCGGGAACGGTCTCCCCGTAGACACGGGTCCTGGACCCGTCACGGTCCGGCGACGCGTTCGTCATCACGACGAGCCGCACCGGCTCGTCGAAAACCTGCTCCGGCACGTCGAACAGCCGCAGCATGTGCGGGGGGTTCGCGGGGTCCGGGCACACCGACACCGGTTCCCCCAGCTCGCCCACGATCCGGTCCCAGCCGACCCGCTCGATCACCTCACGCCGGGCCTCGGTGTTTTCCAACTCCCGCAGGATCCGGGCCAGAGTCCACGTCTCGGGCGGGTCGAGGACGGCCGCTGCCGGCACTGCGACCCCGTGCAGGTGATACAGGGCCCAGCCGTCGCGCCACCGGATCGACGGCCCGGTGGGGTGGTGTAGCCGGTGCGACGCCCACCCGGTCGGCGCGGCCTGCTCGATGTGGATTTCGGAGGGCCGGTCCGACACAACGGCGAAGTCGGTGTGCGGCCACCACCATCCGGCGGATCGGGCGATGTCTTCGTTGGCTCGGGCGCGGTCCCACATGTCCCCGTCGAGGGAGAGTCCGTATATGTCGCGGTAGTAGGCGGTGGTGGCCGGCCATGCTGGTGCCAGCGAGGCAGGCAGGTAGCGGGTCCAGCTGTTCGCCGCGCCGTGCACCGCGCCGTACACCGCGGCGCCCACCGCGCCGCCCACCGCGCCATGCACCGCGCCATACACCGCGTCGCCTACCGGGCCGTTCACCGCGCCGTGCACCGCGTCGTGCACCGCGGCGCCCACCGCGCCGTGCACCGCGTCGTGCACCGCGGCGCCCACCGCGCCGCCCACCGCGTCGTGCACCGCGTCGTACACCGCGGCGCCCATCGCGTCGTACACCGCGGCGCCCACCGCGTCGTACACCGCGGCGCCCACCGCGCCACGCACCGCGTCGTTCACCGCGCCGTGCACCGCGCCGCCCGACAGGAGCCGAGCAGCGGTCGGCCCCGCCAGCACCGCCGCCAGAGGCGACGACACCCACACCACACGGCCATGCCACTCCAGCCCAGCGAACCGGTACGCGCGCTCAGCCGCATCCGCGAACAGCCCCCGATCGGCAGGCTCCGTCGACAGACCAACCCCGATCCACTCCGCCACGTGAGCCGGGATCGCCGCCCGCTGCGCCTCAGTCAGCCCACCCATCACGCCGCACCACCCGAAAACTCCGGGCCGCCACCCCGGGCAGCCGGCGCCGGACGCGGCGGACGCTTCGCAGCACGCTTCTCGTCCAGCTCGGCGACGATCTCCTCCCCGGACTTCCGCCCGTCGGGGTCGAAAACCTCGTCGATCTGCGTCTGCCCAGGCAGTTCGACCCCGCCGGCGTCACGCCCGTCGAACAGCGACTCGGCCGCCGACGGCTTACCCGCGGCCTTCCGCGCCTCGTCGAGCAGCGCGAGCGCCTGCGCGCCCCGCCCGCCCGGGTCGCCGCCGTCGGAGCCCATCAGCGGCTCGACCGCTTCCAGCGACACCGTCAGCACCGACCCGTCGACCGTCTCGACCAGTTTGTGAAATTCCACGATCCCGACGACCGGAATGCGGGCGATCCTGTTCTTCTCGATGTGGTCGGCGACGCGGTCGAGTCCGTTGTTCGCCCGGTGCTTGACCGAAAAAGTTCCTTTGATGTTGACCGTGTCGGTCACGTTTCCTCCTGCTGATAGGGGTGTGGATGTGGGGCCGGGCCCGGCCCGTGCGTCTCTCCCTCGCGGCGAGCCGGGCCCGGGGTCTGCTCAGTAGCCGGCCGGGTAACCGCCGATATTCAGCCTCGGGATCTTCGGCGTCTCCGGCTGCGTGTAGTGCAGCTCAAGGCTGACGGACGCCCCGTGGTGGCCGAAAACGACCTTCATGAACCGGTTGTTGGGGGGGGCCTCGATGAGGGTGACGCCGTCGATCTCGGCCAGCCGGGCGGCGTGCGTAGCGCTCATGCCGTACAGCACGATGTGGTGGGCGGGGTAGATGTCGGGTGCGTGCTCGTCGATGAAACGGCCCGCTTCGGCGAGCGCGCGGCCGACCTCGCGCGCGGTCGCCTTCCGGCCGGTCTCGTCCCGCTCGTGTCTGGTCGCGATCCGCACGACGCCGTCCTCCGGGATGCTCGTCACCGAGTCTTCGCCGGAGTACGTCCGGTAGACGACGAGAAGCCACATGTCGTTGGCCGGCGAGGGGTCGCCGACGTATCGAATCTGGGCGACGCCGTCCAGGAAGTGAGCCCATTCGCCGGGGTGGACGTCCGTGATCGGCTTGTGTTCGTGGCCTGTCGTTTCTGTCAGGTGAGCGGCGAGTCCGTCTGCTCGTCCGCAGGTGCACCTGTCGCGGTCGGTGTTGAGTGAGTGTCCGGGGTTGTTGGGTTTCATTGCCCTACCTCCGCATCTTTCTTCTGTGAGTCCCACTATACGCCACCATGCGCGTTAGACAAGTGCGTTGGTGGGGCCGGTGTCGGCGACGGCACCAACACCGGCCCCGGACCGGGCGGCGTCTCCGGCGCCGGCCACACCGCGCACAGCAGCGCCAACACCAACAGCCCTGCGACCACCACCGACAGACCCGCCGCACGCGCCGTCACGAGTCGCCGCCCTCGGGCGGCGTCCACCCGGCGGCGAGCAGCAGATCACGGACCCGCCCTGCCATGACGACCTCGGTCCGCGCGGACTCGATCCGGGTCGCGTCGAGCACGGTCAGGTCGAGCGTCGCCGACGTCGGCCCGCCTTCCTCGGCGCGCACCTCGACGCCGCGCACGGCGTCGGAGATGTCGTCGCCGTCGACGAGCACCCGGCCTCTCCCCGCGCCGTCCAGCTCGACGACGAGGGTGCGGCCAGCACCGAAAGGCCCGGTGCGGCCGGCTACCGCCGTCGACGGTCCGTCGCTCGCTTCCCGGGAGCCCGCCATCAGTCCCGCCCCCGATCCTGCACAGTCGGACCGAACCCCGGCGGCAACAACTCCCGGACCGTCGACGCAGCCTTACGATTACGCTCCGGCACCGGACCCGGCACGTGCTGCCCACACGCCGCCGCACCCAACGTCAACAGCGCCAACGCGTCGGCCGCGTCGTCGTCACGCGGATCCAAATGCACGACCCTGCCGTACGACTGGATCAACCCGCGAGCGACATCGTCTTTCGACGCACTTCCGCTACCCGCAGCCCACAGCTTGGCCGTCGTCGCCTGAACGTTCACCCACGGCACCCCGAGCCGACGCAAAACCCGGGTCACCCCGAAGTGCACCGCGATCTGGCCGTAATCCGACGCGGTGCCACGACTGAACGTCCCCTCGACGAACGCGATGTCCGGCTGATGCGCGAGGCACCGCCACATCACCGCCAACTCTGTGTGCGAGACCCGGTCGTGCAAGTCTTTCTCCGCCGGCTCGGTCGCCCCGGTCGTCACCCGAGGCTCACCGGTCTCCCGGTCGAAATTCACGGCGATCCCGGACCGGGCCGGTTTCAGGTCGAGCCCTATCACCTTGATCACTGCTGCCGCCCTTCGTCGAGGAGTGCTTCCGCCAGGTCGAACAGCGTCGGCTGCTCGACATCTCTGAGCCATGCGAGCAGCCGACGCAAGTTGACGTCGGGGCCGAAGGCCAGGAGCGTGCCGTCGACCGACGAGCAGCCGATCCGTGATGCCCGCCGGAGCCGGCCCAATGTGTTCACCCTTCCCATGTGCACCGGTACTCCAACCCGTAGAGCCCTCGCCGTGATGGCGCGTGCGCCGGACCCGTCCTTCCACCCGTTGTCGCCCCCGAGGAACAGCGCGTCGAACCGCGACCAATCGATCTCCGCGTCCTCGATCCCGTTCTGGGCGACCAATGCGACCGGATACCCGAGGGCCCTGATCGGCTCGAACATCGGCTCCGACCGGGCCCACGTCGCCGTCGCGTCACACACGACGTCGGGCGCCGTTGCGAACCCGCACCGGCTAACACCGCCGGCCCGAGCGGACAGCCACCGCAGATACTCGTCGTCTCCCGGGTATCCGCCGCCGAAAACCGCGTTATCCGCGCACCAACCAACGCCGTCGAGCACCCGGTTCCCGGATGCCGGGTTCACTATCTGACCGAGCAGGCCAGCCGTCATCGCGTCACGCACCCTCGGGCCGGACGCGGTTCCGTAGTAGAGCACGCGCACCCCCAACGATCACCAACGGCACGACGCATACCACCCACTTCGTGACGGTCTGAGTCGCCGCCGCCGGCCACACCACGAACCCGGCGATCCACAGGAATAGAACGCTGTCGACGACTGCCCCCACGACGTTTGACACCGCCGCCGCGCGGAGCCGGCCCGACTCCCGCAGAGGCTCATACACCGCCGCGTCAACGATCTCCGATACCCCGAACGCGACCGCTGAGGCGACCGCGATGAACGGATCGGCGAGCAGCCACGACAGCGCAGCGCCGACCGCGACACATCCCAGCGCCGCGAGCCGTCCCCCCTGCTCCCGGACGATGTCGCGCACCGCGAGAACCGCCGCCGCCGTGAACGTCCCGGCCGTCACGAGCCCAGCTACCATGCCGAAACGGTCGGTCAGCCAATTCGAGCCGGCGACCAGAGCGACGAACGCCGCCGCCGCCGCGGCCGTCTTGAATGCCCTCGCCGCTTCCCTCCTCAAGCCAAGCCCCATGATGCGCAGCGTCGTCACGACTGCTCACCGCCTGCGTCTATCCGCCCCGAGCCGATCATTTTCTGCTCGACTTCTTCCAGCCTGTCGATCAGCGACTTTGCCTGGTCGACGGTCAGGTCCGCCGACGACACCAGCCCGTCAAGCCCCAACAACGACGCCGACCGACGCAGCCGCTCGTCCCGGTTCTCGTCACCGCCCAAACCCAGACGCCCCCACAGCGCGAACATTCGGGCGTGCTGCTGCCTCGACGGCGTGTCCCTGCCGATCCGGGCAGGAGCGGGTGCCGGGGCGGGGGCGGGGGCGGGGCCAGACCGGGCGCCGCGGTCCGGCCTCGACGGCTCCGGCGCGGCAGGACGCTCCGGACGCTGCCGGGCACGCGCCACCGTCTCACCCGACACCGGCTCCGACTGCCGACCCCGACGTGCCACACCCCGCCGCGGCGACTCGTCGAACGCCTGCCCGTCATCGTCGTCTTCGTCCGCGACCACACCGGTCACGGCGAGCAGGGCATACCGGCGCGCGTACGTGATCGCCGACCCGTGTTTCATCGGCGAATCGCCGAGGATCGGGAACAGTCCGTCGATCGACGTCCCGGACGCGGGGTGCCGCAGGCTGTAGCGGATCGCGAACCGCACCCCGCCGTCGAGCGCGACCAGGTCGGGCGGGCACGTCCACACGCAGCCGAGCCCGTTCAGCCGGGAAAGAATCCGCTCGTTGGCCTGGCCCAGGTCTGCGTACTTCGTTTTCTGGTTTCCGACCTGCCCGTCTCGGTCTTTCACCAGCACGGGCATGTCCGCCTGAAACGCGTGCAGCGCTTCCCAGACGTCGGCAGGCGCGCTCATTCTGCGACCCTCATCTCAAGCCGGCGCGCGGAGTTGGGAGCCGGGACCTTGCCCAGCACCAGGCGCTTCAGTTCGGGTTCGATCCTGGCGACCTCTTTGCAGTGCAGGAAGTCGCGCCACACGTCCTCGTCGGAGTGCAACAGCACCAGGTCGGCGCCGTCCTCACGGATGTGCACTCCCGCGACGAAATCGACGTCCGGCATGTCGACGTCCGCCCCGTCGGGCAGGATCATCCGATCGCAGTACCGGTACGCGGCAAGCTGTAGCGCCGTCTCACCGAAGATCCCCGACTTCGACGTCTTCGCGTCGAGCAGGCCACGCGCGTAGCCGTCGCCGTCGCGGCCGATGTGGTCGTATTCGGGCAGGTCAGGCAGGACCACGTCGGCGAGGATGTCGAACCTGCCCCCGTACCAGAACTCCGTCGAGTAGACGGCGCGCTCGACGTGCAACGCGCGCAGGTCGAAAGCGTCCATGAACTGCGCATACGATCGGACGTAACCGGCCAGCGCGTCCGGGACGACGACCTTTTCACCCGCGAGGAGCTTTTCGCCCATCGTGTGGACGGCCTTGCCTTTCCCCGACGCCGCGTCGCGTTTCTGGTATCGCCCTTTTTTGATGGCCGACAGCCGCGTCCCGACCGCCATCGCGGACAGGCTGTCCCAGTTGTCGACTGCGTATTCGGCCGTCGCGTCGGCCGACCAGTTCAGCAGCGCCGGTTTCGGCAGACCGCCGGAGGTGATCCCCGTGACCGATGGGAGTTTGTCACCGGTCTGCGCGTCGTACAGCGAGAAATGCGCGCCGTTGCGTTTCAGGATCGCGCGCATCAGACGCCTCCGCCCCGGAGTTTCTGCACGGCGACCTGCTCGATGCGGCGCACGTGCGCGGCGGGCATGACCCGCCGGTGCCGCGCCCAACGGGGCGGCTCGGCGTAGTGCCCGTCGGCTCCCGTCAGGGCGAAGAAAAACGCCCAGCCGGGGGTCGTCCTTTTCGGCCGGCCGCCGGTGTCCCACCGCAGCACGGTGCCGCCGCGCCGGCACAGGTGCGTCCCGGTGCCGTGTCCACGCCGCCGCCAGCACCGGACCGCCGAGTCCCCGGGGAGGTACGTCGCGGCGTCGTGCTGCCAGCACGACGCCATGCAGTAGCCGGCCAACCGGCCCGCGACGTCGCAAGCCCGGTTCACGAGCCGGTCGGTGAGCACGATCGCCCGCCACCGGGCGATCACCACCGCTGTACTGAGTCTCTGCCGCATCATTCTGCCTTTCGGGGTCGGGTCGGGCCGCAGGAGCGCGGTCACTGCTGGTCGGGTTCCGGGTCGTGTTCGGTGGTCGGGGGGTCGACGGGCGGCGGCGGGTCGAGCAGCACGCCCACGGAGATGCCGCACATGTCGGCGACCACGAGCAGTTCGTGCGCGAGGAACGGGGACTGCCCGGTGAGGCGTCGGCTGACGGCCTGCTGCGAGGCGCCGAGCCGGTCGGCGAGATCGGACTGTCTGATGCTGTAGCGGCCGAGCGCGGACCTGACCGCGCGTGCGATGTCGCTTCGCGCTTCGGCGCTGCGTAGCGGCTCGGCCGCTGGCTCTAGTGGTTGCGTCATGCCCCGGACGGTAGCGAGTACTCACCTGGCGTGTCAACCACACGCTAGGTGAGTAAAACACTTCCCCCGTACACGCTAGGCGTGTATCGTGGTGGGTATGGCAACCTCAGATCGCGGCAGACACGCCGCCGGGAAACACCGAAAAGACCGGTTCCGGATCAAGCGAGTCGACACCACCTCGCAGATCATCGGCCGCCGGCAGATGGACACCCAGATCATCCGCATCGACGGGAAGGGCGGAAAATCGGGCATCCTCGGCAAACTGTTCGGGAAAGGCAAGAAATGATCCCGATCATCAGCGGCGGGCGGCCCGGCACATGGCAGCTCCACGGCGGCCCACGCGACGGCGAATTCTGCGACGACCCGCCCGACGGATACCTGCCGCTCGACTGCGGCACCGACGCGGTCTGGTGGATGATCAAAATCAGTGAGGCGCCCCGCCTACTCGGCATCGCCGCCCGCAGCAGACCCGCCCGATGCCCCGTCTGCGACAGCCCCGAACCCGCCAGACGCCACCAGTTCGCACACCGCCCGTGCCGACACGACTGGCACCTACACCGCTGACAGTAAAAAGGGGGCCCGGAACGCGAACCGCGTTCCGGGCCCCGCTTCCCTGCGACCCGACCGCCGCGAACCGGCCGAACCCCCACCCCTCCAGGCCACCCCAGACTAACAGCCCCGCCTACCGCTTCCCCCGCTTCCGGCCCGGCCTACCACCGACCCGGAAACCGTCGAATGTCACAGCGCGTACCGCGCGAGGACCCTCCGCGCCACCCGCACCGGCGAACCGTCCGGCAACACCTTCGACACCCCATTCGCCGCCCTCGTCACCGTCGCCGTCTGAGTGAACGGACCAGACCCGGCCACCGCCGACATCGCCGTCACCGTCACTTCCTCACCCGCGATCTCCACCGGATACGGCACCCCGGACGTCGACCACACGTCCCCCGCCAGCACCGTCGACAGCGACAGCGACGTCGCCGCCGCAGCATGATCACCGACCAGCGTCGTCGACGACGAACCCTGCAACCGGTCGGCCGCGTCGAACTCACCCACATCCCACCGGCCCGCCGGGGAACACGCGAACACCATCGTCCACTCGAACCGGCCGACCCGCACCGACACCTGCTCGACGACCAGGTCGAACGTCTGCCCCCTCAACTGCACCTTCGGGCTCTGCACCCGGACCCGCGCCCCCGGCCGGACCTTCACCGCCTGGTCGATCAGCTCCGGATGCGCGAGCAGGTCGAGCACCACGGTCGGGAACCTCAGCTCGTCCCACGACAGCGCAGCCAGCCGCCACGACGCCTGATCCGGCAACTGCTGATCCTCGAACAGGGCGAAACTGTCGGCGCCGGCGCGGAACCCGCGACGCTGCACCTCGGCATCGGCCAGCTCCGCCGTCGCCGACCCGCCCCCGTCCCGCGACGCGGTGTACCGGGACACGTAGGACCGGTCGTCCGCGGCCGGGAGCGGCGCAGCCCCCAACTCCCCGCCCGCCCAGTCCAACGTGAGCACCGGGGAGCCGTTGTACCGGCACCGCCGCGGTATCCACTCCAGCCCGCCACCGCGCTCCAACAGCAGCGCCCCCGCGTCGGCGGCCGTAGCCTCCCGCAGCAGGTCGAGCAGCCCGCCCGGGCGCTGCACGCCGAGACGTTCCGACACGCCGGGCCACACCGCCGCCGGGACGCCTTCCTCCGCGCACAGCCGGGCGACCCGGTCCCCGGCTTCCTCGCCCGGGTAGCCGGCGAAAACCGCCCTGAACGTCGAATCGACGAACGGCAGCGACTCGGCGCCCATCCACACGCAGCCGACTTCGAGGTCGATGTGCTCCGACGACGGCTCGACGGAGAACACCTGCACGCCCCGGTCGGCCGCCAGGGTCCCCGTGAACGAGCCGTCGATGAAATAGAACACCTGGTCAGACTCGCCGTACCAGATCATCACCCAGTCGACGTCGCCGCCGTTCTGTACGACTTCCAGCTGCATCGCGGTCCACTCCGAGTCCACATCGACGACCGTCGCGAAGAACACCGACGAATCGATCAATATGCCGTCGTAGTCGTAGATCCGCATCGCGAACCCGCCCGGCTCCGCCCACAGCTGCCACGACCGGGCCGTGCCGCCGTCGGCCCGCCACTCGAACACCGGCCCCGCAGTCGTGACGGACGAAAGGTTCCGGATACACGCCATCGCCGCCCACTCGGTCGGCGCCGGCTGGTCCGCGACTGCGTACAGGTACGCTTCCGCCGAGTCGATCTTCGCTGCGGTGCCCATCCCCGCCGCCCCGTCGACCCCGAACGACACCCCACCGCCGGTCACCGCCGCCGCCCCGCCCGGCACCGCGTTCCCGCCCCGGGTCGCCCCCGACCCGTCCGACAGCGGCCAGAACCCGACCGGGCCGTACCGGGCGAGCTGCCGCTCCAACGGCGCCGCGAGCTGGGTGCCCTGCTGCTCCAGCACCCGCATCATCCCGCCGAGTTCGATCAGCAGCGTCGAGTCGCGCCCCGAGTGGTCCCACCGCGGCGGTGCGTCGGCGCCGACCCCCGACAGCAGCAGCGCGTCGAACGCGACGTCGTCGAGCGTCACCACCACCGACCCCGCCGTCGTCTCCCCCGGGAACCGCCACAGCAGAAACCCCACCCCCGTGTCTTGGTTCGTCGCGTCCGACCACACCAGCGCCCAGTCGTCGGGTTCCGGGTCGCCGTCCGCCCAGCACCGCGCCCGGCCTTCCGCGCCCGACAGCACCGCACGGCAGTGCACGACCGACCCGGGCGTGTAAGTCGCGGCGTCGAACACCTCCACCAATTCTTCGGACACGCTCCCGGCCCGCCGCCGAGCTTTGATCGAGATCGTGCCGTCCGGCCGGAACTCGTAAAAGACCGCGAGGTAGTGCTCCGGGGTGCCGTCCCACCGCAGCAGCGGAGCGACGATCATCGTCGCCCCGGCCGTCGTCACGTTGCACGACATCGAGAACCGCACCTCGACGTCCGGCGACCCGGCACCCTCAAGCTGCACAAACGTCGCCGTGTTCGCGGCAGCGTACGTACCTGTCCCGGCCGACCCGGTCGTCGCGAGCAGCGTCGACGCCGACCACTCCCGCCCCGACGACGACGTCCCCCACCCCGGCGACGACGCCGCCCGGTCGAAGTCGTCGAACCACAGCGGCATCCGGACCCGCGTCGGGACCGACGACATCTGACCCCACACCGGAGACTCGGGATCCCAGTGCGACAGCTCCGAGTCCCGGTTGTCGAGCGTGACCGCGCCGGACAGGGGGTCGGTGTCGCCCGACTCGTCGCCGCGGCCCTCCGACCACTCGACCGGGGTGCCCGTCTCCCGGCGCCGCCCGGACACGTCGACGTAGAGGTGATCGACGGACGGCTCCCGGCGGTCGGCTCCGGGTGCGATCTCGACCCGCGGGTCGAACGGCGGCAGCGTGCTCACAGCGCACCTCCCGCGGGTCGGTAGTCCCCGCCGACCCGGATCGACTGCTGTAGGAATCGGCGGAACGCCGTTTCGTTGCCGGTCACCTCGACCCGGATCGGGCGGTCGTCACGCCCCGCCAGAGTCGGCAGTTTCGACAGCGGCACCACCGCCTCGGCTTCGCCGCCTTCCCCGGCGACGACCAGCCGCCCACCCGGGGTGGCGGGCACGATCCCACCCGACGCGAGGAACGGGATCGACGGGACCCCGATCGATCCGCCGCCGAACGATTTACCGAGCACCGAGAACGACGGGATCGTGAATCGCAGGCTGTTCCACTTCCCGATCACGTAGTTGATCGCCGACCGGAACCCCGGCCCGATGCCCGACCACATGTTACTCAGCGAAGACTTGACCCGGCCCGGCATCGCCCGGACTCGCTGCACGAACGACGCGATTTTAAGGCCGATGTCGAGTACCGCCCGGCGGAAAGAATCACGCAACCCCGTGACCGTGTTCTTGATGGAGCTTATCGCCGACTCGACCCGGGCCTTTCCCTGGTCGAATTTGCCGGCAATCCAGCCCCACGCGTCTTTGAAGAAATTCACGAACGGGCCGGCGAACCACGCGCCGACGCTTTTCATGAATCCCCACACATCCTCCCAAATGTTTTGGAAGAACCGCGTTTTCGTCGCCGCCCACACGATCACAGCGACAAACACGCCGATCGCTATCGCGATCCACCCGATCGGAGTCACCGCGATCGCCACACCCCAAGCCCACGTCGCCGCAGTGACGACGCCGATCGCGACCGCCAGCGCGCCCAACGCCGCGATCGCCGGGCCCGCCCACTCCGAATTTCGCTCAAACCACCCGAACGCCGCCTCCAGCACCGGCAGCGCACGCCCCAACTGCTCGATCAGCGACGACTGCACCGCCCGCCTGAACGCCTCTAGCCGGGCGCCCGCGTTCTGCTCCAACGCCTGCCCCGCCCGGTCCGACGCCCCCGCCAGGTCCCCCAGCTCCGACGCCGCCCGGCCGACGTCCATCGCGAACAGCGCGTCACCGAGGTCTTCGGCTTTCGTCCCGAACAGGGCGACCGCCGCCGCGTTCTTGTCGACCGGATCCCGGATCGCTTTGACCGCTTCCAACGTCTCGGCGAACGCCGACGCCGCCGACGCCCCGCCCTCCGCGAAACGGCCGGTCATCTCCTGCGCGTTGAGCCCCGCGAGTTGGAATCCGGCCGCCGCCTGCGCGCCCCCGTCAACCGCCCGGATAGACAGCTCTTTCAGCGCGTCGGCGGCGGTGTCGGAATCCCGGGCACCGGCCTGCACCGCCTGCGACAGCAACCCCATCGCGGTCGGGCCGTCAATGCCAAGCTTCCGGAACTGAACCGAGTACTCGTTAAACGTGTCGAGCAGGTCGCCGCTCTTGTCGACGCCCCGTTCTATCCCGGCCTGCAAGGTGTCGAACGCTTCCTCGGCGGTCGCCGCGAGACCATTCCTGAGCATATTCGAAACGGCGTTGCTGACTTTCTCGGCATCCGACCGGGATGACGCGGCGAGCTGGGTGACCTTCGCCGCGATCCGGTCGATGTCACCGGCCACCGCATCGGCCGGGACAAGCCGGGCCTGCATCGTGGCCCGGACCGCGTCCGTGGCCTCTTCCATCGACCCGACCAGCCCGCGCCCGTACACCAGCCCGGCTGCCTCACCGGCGGCAGCGGCCAGCGGCGTACCGGCCCCGAGCTGCGCTTCCAGCACCGCGAGCGGTTTCGACTGCTCGACCAGCTCTTGCAGACCGGTCATCAGAGCCGCACCCGCCGCAGCACCGCCGACCGCGGCGCCTCGCTTCACGCCCGCCCACGTCTTGTCCAACGTCCGGCGCAGCTTCCCCGCGTCGCGGGACGCCCGGCCGGTGTCGATCCCGACCTTGATAAGCAGGTCTTCCAGCGTCGACACCGGCACCCCCTAGATCAGCCGCCGCCCAGCTGGCGGTGGATACCTCTGATCGTACGGAGCATCTGGTCCGGGTCCACCTGCTCGCCCCGGGCGCGAGCAGTCCCGGACTTCCACGGCCACACCTGCCGGTCCGCCCACGGCGGGGCGAAATCGGCCGGCTCACGGGCCTTGTCTTGCTTCCCCCGGTGCACGTTCGCCAGGACGGCGCACAGCTGAGCGATCATGAAATCGGTCCGCTCCGGGCCGAGCGGCCCGGTCGTCGCCTCGAAGACCATCCACGCGGTGAACTCCCGCGAGTCCATCCGCCGGACCTCGGCGACCGACCGGCCCAGAGCCGCAGCTAGTCGATGCTCGAATCGTCGTCCCGGGTCTCCTCGAAATCCTCCGTCAGCCTCTCCACGTCTTCTTCCGAGAGCCCGACGAGTCGGCGGCACGCGTCGAACAGCCGGTCGGCCGGTTTCGCGTTCTTCCGCGACAGCCGGGTCACGTCGTCGGGGGTGAACAACCGGTGCCCGGACTCGTCGACCGCGCACATCACGATCAGCTTCGCGCGTGCGTTCCTCAGATTCGTGTCCCGGTTCTTACCCCGGCCCACGATCAGCGACTCTTCGTAGGCGTCACGCTGCCCCACCGATATCGACGAGATGCGCACCTTCCCGCCCCACTCCGGGCAGTCGACCACGTCGAAAACGCGGTCGTCTGCCTCGAAAATCTGTTCCTTACTCAAGAACGACATGTGCCCTCTTTCCCCGGTTCCCTCGCGGCAGGTCAGCTACCGGTCTGCGTGAGCGTCGGCTTACCCGACACCTGAATCGTCATCTCCCGCGCCATCTTCCCGTCGTGCGGGAACTCGTCGCCGAGCGCGGTCATCACACCGGCGACCGCCCAGGTGTATTCGTCGGCCGTCCCCGGGAGGATGACGATCTGATAGTTTCTGGGCGCCGAGTCGTCGAAGTCGTCGTCGAGCGCCTGCGACGTCTCCGTCGGGTCATAGTTGATTTCGAGCGAGACCTCCCCGCCGTTCTTCAACCCCCCGACGAATTCCATCCACTGATCGGGCGAGTCGTGCGCCGTGACGTCGATGGTCTCCCGCGTCCGCGACGGACCACCGATCGACGTCACGTTCGCGATCGTCGTGAACACCTCGGTCGGTGTCGCCCCGTCGCCCCGCTGAAACAGCGTCCCGAATGCGTCCCTGCCGGCCATAGCGGCCCCCTTACTCCTGCGTCGTGTTGATGCGGAATCTCAGTATGACCTGCCGCCAGGACGGGTCCGGGTCTTTCACTGCCTGTTGGAATTCGTTCCGGATCTCGACGACCCGGTGCCCGGCCACGACCAGCGCGTCCGGCGTGTGGTCGAGCAGCGCGGTTATCGCCGCCGCGATCGCCCCGCCCCGCTTGGTCCCCCGGGCGCGGGTCCAGATGTGCAGCGTGAACGTCAGCTCACGCCCGAACGTGGTGTGCGTGTGGTCCGGCAACGACAGCCGATCGGACACGACCACGTAGTCGCGGGTCTCCCCCTCCGGCACCTCGTCGTGTACCCCGCCCGGCAGCAGCGCCGCCACCGACGGAGCCCCGGTCAGAGCGGCCACGATCGCCGCCTGGACTGCGTTCGACGGGTCGACGGCCGTGGCCATCAGGAACGCCCGACCCTGCGCAACGCAGCGTCCAGACGCCGCCGGACGCGGCGCGGGAACTCCCGCTTAGCCAGCTTCCCCGCAGCCGTCGCGAACCCCGACCCGGGGTTACCCTTCGCCCCGCCGTCCTCGAACGCGGCGTAACGCACTCCGCCGGTCGTCACCTGCCCCGACAGCCCGTCCGGGTCGACCTCGGCCGAGATCGCGTCTTTCAGCGTGCCGCTTCGGACACGGACGAGACGCCTCTCGTCGTCGGCGGTCGCGTCGAGCTGATCGGCGACCGCCGGGCGTACCGCCTCGTCGATGAGGTGCGGCAGCCGGGCGAGCCGCCGCGCCAACTCGCGCTCCCCCTTGATCGTCACCCGGGCCATCAGCCGGCACCGCCCCGCTCCCGCTCCCACTGCTCGACCAGCGAGTGAGAGAGACGCCCGGTCGGGGCGACCTCGATCCCCTGCTCGGCGGCCCACGCCCGGACCGCGGCACGCCCCTGCGGGGTCGACGGGTCGTCGGCGCTCGACGACTCCGAGCCGTTCGAAGCGGCCCCTTCGGACCGCTCCGCGCCCGGGTCGAGCAGCGCCCGCACCTGGTCGAGCATGTCTTCGAGCGTGGACTGAGGGTCGACGTCGTGCCCGGCGTCGGTCAGCACGTCGGCGACCGCGTCCGCGACCGCCAGGGCGACCGGGTCCGGGGCGTCCGGCGCGGCGAACTGCGGCCGGATCGGCTCCCACATGTCCGGATGCTCCGCGACGACCTGGTGTCCTCGGTCGGCGGTCGACCGCCCCTTCTTGACGATCACCCGCACACCGTCGACGGTCACCATCCCCCCGACCCGCGCGATCATGATGCTGCTCATGCCGTGTCTCCCTCCGACTGGTCCCGCTCACAGTCTGCCCGCAGATACGTCGGAGTCGACGGCCGGACCGTCGACACGACCCTGAACACCGTCCCGGCCGAGTCGCGCAGCTCGTCGAGCCGGCGCACGTCCGCGTCCGGGAGCAGATGCACCGGGTGGGTGAGCCGGGCACCGGACTGCGCGGCGATCGTCCGCTCGGACACGCTGGGCTGCGAAACCTTCGCCCACACCTCGCCGACCTGCGCGTAGGTTTCTTCCTCGCCGCCCTGCCCGTCGTCGACCAGCGACGCACGCCACACCGTCAGCCGGTCCCGCAGCGACGTCAACTCGATCCGGTCCATCAGGACACCACCAGCCCGGTCTCGTCGTCACCGGAGTACGGCGTCACGAGGGTCACTGACACCACCGTCGCCGACCCGGCGGCCCTGCGGACCTGCGCGCGTTCTCGATCGGTCAGGAACACGCCGAGCTGTCCGCCGACGCCGGCGCGGTCCCAGCTACGGGAGTCGTCGCCGACGGTCCGCTGCGAAAGCCCGCGAGGGTTGTCCCACCCGCGGTAAGCCGCTACGACGGTGATGCGCTCGACGACCGGCGGGACCGCCACCACCGCGGTGCCGGCCGTGTTCAACCAGTCTTCGTCGGCCGCGTCGCGGACAATCTCAGACGCCTCGACCAGGCAATCGAGGGCCCGCACGTACTCGTCGCCGACCGGCACATAGCCGATCTTGTCTGTCAGCTTCACGATCTCCGCTAGCGTCGGACGGTCCATCAGCCCCACTCCTTCTCATACCGGCACGGGTCCGGGAACCGGCGCCGTAGCCAAACCCCGATCTGCCCGGTACGCCAAGTGAACTCCGACGTCGACACCCATTGTTCACCGGCCGTCGGGACCTGCCGAAACGACCGGTATTTGACGTCGTCGACCGCGGGCCCGGTCAGCCCCGCCGCGTTGCCGTACAGGGTCCGTTTCCCCAGGGGTTCGTCCCTGGGCGGGCGGCACGCGTCCGCTCTGGCGACCACGTCCGCCAGCACGTCGCGCCGCATCATCATCGGGATGTGCAGCTCGAAATCGAGCCGGCCGGGCACGCCCATCGCGTCGAGCATGGCCGGCACCACCGCGGCGACGTTGCGGACCTTCCGGGGCCCGGCCGGTGCCGGGTCGACGTCGCCGATCTGGCCGCGGGTGAGCACCGGTACCGGGCCTCGGTGGGGGCGGAGCACGAAAAAGTCGTCGTTGAACAGGGCGAACTCTTCCCTGCCGTCTACGTGCGCGGCGGCGGACAGGTTGGCCCATGTCGACCAGTGTTTGCCTTGCCGGGGTGGGGTGACGGCGACCCAGTCGACGCGTCGGAGCCATGCCGGCCGGTTCTGTCCGGCGACGATGACACGTTCGACGTCGGGCATGTTTTCGCAGACGGAGCGCAGCGAGTGCCGTAGCTCGTCGTCGCCGGCCCCGCCCCAGAGGTACGTCACATCCACGAGGGCAGCCTATCCACCCACCCGGGTTGCACAAAAACATGCACGTGCTGTATAGTTCTGTGCATGACGTTCTTCCGGGTCCTGCCCGACTCACGGCCCGTTAGCGCCGTGACCCCGGTGACGGCCGACCTGATCGAGAGGATCTACGAATGATCGTTCAAACGCTCACCCACGGCGATCGCCGGTACACGGCTCTGCTCGCCCGGATCCGCGCGGCCCCCGGCCTTGAGCAGCACATGCTGTCCGACGCCGAGAGCACCCCCGCAGAACTAGACGTGCCCGGAACGCTATGGGCCGTCGTGACGATCAGCGGAGAGCCCACCGCGTGGTCCGCTCTGACCGGCGGCAAAGCGCACTCGAATTTCGAGCGGCGAGGCTACCGGGGGAGGGGGTTCTACCGGGACGCTTTCCTCGCCCGCCAGGCGGAAATCGTGCGACTGGGCCAGCCGGTCGAGACCTTCATCTTTCCCCAGCCGGTCGCGCTGCACCTCGCCGCCGGGTGGCGCATCGATCCCGCCACGCGCGGGCAGTCCTCGCCGTTCCCCGGCGGGCCCGTGCACGAGTGGCAGCGGCTCACATGGAATCCCTGACAGGCGCTTACGCAAAACAACCCGATTGACCACCGACCGCAGAAAGGCAGGACACCATGCCCCGCATGACCGACGACGAACTCAACACCTACCTCGGTGACGACTGGACACCCGCACAGCGCGAGCGGATCACCGAGGACTGGCGCGACTACGAGCGCCGCTACCCCGAGGTGATCGACGGCGACCCCGACGACGATCGGGGAGCCGCCGCCCTGGCCGCGATCTGCCAGCTACACGACGGCACCCTCATCCTCCCCCACAAGCGGGAGATCAAGGCCGGCGCGCTCGTGTCCGCACTGTACGGCGGCATGACCCAGTCCGACGTGCACAGGCAGACCGGAATGAGCCGGACCACGATCCAATCCCTCATCGAGAACGGACGCTGACCATGATGCTCGAACTCATCCAAGCCGGCATCCCCCACACCGCCATCACCCGCACCTGCGACGGAGCCGGCACCGTCACCCACCCCGCCGAGGTCACGATGACCGTCGCCTACAGCGGCGACGACGACCTCGGCCAGCAGTGGTGGGACGGCACCATCTACGACGGCGAAGACGAGACCACCGAGTCTTGGGCCAGCGAGCAGGCAGCGGTACGCGCGGTCGCCGACTGGTATCTGCGCTGACCTGGGAGGAACGACGAAAGCCCCCACCCCGCGAGGGGTGGGGGCCAAACGTCCGCCGATCAGACCAGGCTCGGATCCTCCGACGACCCGACCCCCGCCGACCCGACCGACATCAACACCGACAGCAGCGCCGCCATCCCGGCCAGCGACCCCGTCGTCACCCAGTCGACATCGAGCAGGCCGAGACCATCGGCGCCCAGCAGCGTCGCCGCCGCCTGCGCCGCAGTCTTCACCGCCCGCTCCGCGGTCGCCGCCCAGAACCGTCGAGTCCTCATGCCCATCCCCTCATCTCGTCAGCAGTGACACCAGAGCGATGACCGCCGCCGCCAGGGCGACCAGGATCGTGGCCGACTGGATCGGCCACCTGCCCCGCTCCAGCCCCCGCAGCCGCACCTCATGGTCTGCGATGCGGTCCGCCGCGCCCGCCAGCGGACGCAGCTCCGCGTCGTGCCCGGCGACGGTGCGCTCTGTGTGCTCGTGTCGCCCTAGCGCGCTGTCGATCCGCGCTGACAGCGCGACGAGCTGGCGGTAGATCTCGTCGAGCGTGACGACGACGTGCGGGCCGGTCACGGGGTGAGCAGCCGGCCGACCTCGGCCGCCTGCTCCGCTCCCAACGCCGCGACCAGGGCGGCGGCGACGTCACCCGGCGACGTCTCACCCCGAGGCCCGGCAGCGCCCTGCGGACCGGCCGGGCCCTGAGGCCCCCGAGCACCGGCCGGACCGGTCGGACCGGTCGCACCACGCGGCGACAGCTTCTCCATCAGACCGACGAGAAGCTGATACCCCTGCCAGCCCGTGATTTTTGGCTTCGCCCCCAGCTTGAACGCCGCCCGGTGCCGGTTGACGGCCGCGGCCATCTTCGCTCCGTACACGCCGTCGATCTCACCCGGGCTGAAACCCGCCTTCAGCAGAATCCTCTGCCAAAACTTGACATCCTCGCCGCTGTCGCCCTGCTCCGGCAGCATGATCCCTCCCAGACTCGTCCCGCCGTCGGCCGCGAGCAACCCCCACGGCCCGGTGTCCCGCTCCGCCGCGTTCGTATACCGCGACGAGAAGTGCGCGTGCTTGGTGTGCGGGTTACTCCCGCTGTACGTCCGGGCCACCCACCCCGACGACCGCGACCAGATCTTCCGGTCGAAGATCACATACTCAAGCCGGGTGTCCGCACCGGACTTGTGCCGGCCGACGATGACGTCGACCGCACGCCGCATCGACCACCCCGACCGGCGAAGATCCGCGTCCACATCGATCGCGTGGACCTCATTCACGTTGTCCGCGTCGGAAAACGGGTAGGTGTTCCCGGTCTCGTCCGGGTTGTGATCCGACGCCGACGCCGCGTGCGCCGCGTCGCCGATCGACCCGTCACTGGCCTTGTCCCGCTGCGGCGCCAACGCGTTGAACTCCGACCGCAACGCCACCAGACACGGCACCAGAACCCACGAAACCATGACCGCCCCTTCCCGTCCCTGGCGAGGCTACCCGGACGTGCTGTGCGGGAAACCGACCGCGACCGCCCCGCAGAACAGGTCCGCGCCGAACGCGTCCGCGAAATACGCCCGGTGCTCGGCCCGGACCGACGGATTCACAAAGCACGCCGACAGGCCACCAGCCGACGCCGCCAAAAGGATCGACTGCGCCACGAAACCCGCGTCCAGAAACGGCATGAAGTCGACCTCGCCGGGCGCTTTGTACGCGGCCCGGTCCGCCATCAACAGCCACACCAGCGGCGCCCGATGCACCCAACCCACCCCGCCGACCAGCAGCCCGCCCAGCAACGCCAGCCGGTCCCTGCCCGTCACCTCGACCGCCGAAACGCCCCGCCGATCACACGACGACGGGGCGCACAACGCGGCAGCGAGCAGCGGCCCAGCCACGTCCGGGCCGATCGGACGCGGATCGAACCGCCGCTCGCTGTGCCGCTCCGCCAAGATCTGCGCCAGGACCGTCGCCTTCCGGGCCTGGTGAGCCCGGTAACGGTCCTGGAATCGATCCATCAGGACGTCGCGGTTGTGGCCTTGTAGAACCGGGGCGTCTGCGCCCCGGACTCGGAGTCCGTCACCATCGACGCCCCGGCGAAAGTGGACACCACCGACGCGTCGGACAGCTTGTCCGGAACGTACTGCCGGATGTGCCTCAACGCCACGCCCTGATCCTGCACGGTCGCCGACTGCACCGCGCCGGACGGACGCACCGGCGCGAAGTTCGCCCAGGCCACCGCGGATCGGTGATAGAACAGCGCGTGCCCGGCGGTCAGCCCGGACGACTCGACGACGGTGAAACCCCGGTACCTCCCGATGATCGCCTCCCGCAACGCCGTCGGCGACCCCGACTTGTCCGCGTCGGTCATCTCATCGGTGGCCAGGACGAACGACGCGACCTCCGGAGACACGGCGACGTACCGCTGCGAAAGCGGCACCTCGGCCCGTCCCAGCGCCTCCCGAGCCTCCAGGAAGATCGCGCCGATGTTCCCCCCGCTGACCGTGATGGTGCCGTCCGCCGCGACCGCGTTCATCGCCGACGCGACCTGCGACTCGGCCGCTGTCGCCACCGCCGCGACCTGCGGCGCGAGAACCTGCTGGCCGAAGTCGACGAGCGACATCGTCAGCTCCTCGTCCGACACCAGCTTCGCGTGGTACAGGTGGGCGACCGACACGTCGACGCCGATCTCTGTCACGTCATCGTAGGTGATCGTCGCCGACGGGGTGGCCTGAGTCCGGGCGGTCGACGGCTGCGGAACCCGCACCGTCACCGTGTCACCGTTCGAGCCGCGGAACTCTTGAGAGGGCACCATCGACACGGTCGCCGGAAGGACGAGCTGCCGCCGCAGCAGGGCGATTGCGAGCCGGGAGATCTGCCCGGCGGTCAAGACTGCCATGTTTTGCTCCTAGAAACCGTTGAGGATCTTGTCGGCGACAGCCGCGTAATCGGTCGACTCTCCGCCGCTACCTCCGGCGTTCGCGCCCGGACGGAGGTTCTCCGTCGGGCGGCGGTTCCCGCCGTCACCGTCCCGGTTCCCGCCGTCACCGGCGTTCCCGTCACCCCGGCCGCTGTCGCCGCCGTCGCCCGCACCGCCGGCACCCGCACCGCCGTCGCTCGAACCAGCGTCGCCGGAATTCCCCGAGCCGCCGTCGCCCTTGAGCTCAGAGACTACCGCCAGCAGCGCTTTCACGTCGGACTCGATCTCCTCCCGGGTCGCCCCGGTCACCCGGCCGCGCAGGCTCTCCGGCAGTTGCGCAGCCAGCTCCGTGCGTAACGCCCGGGTCTCCGCCTGCTGCGCACGCGCCTCCGACGCCTGATGCGCCTCGACCAGCTTTTCGAGCTTCGCGTTCAGCGCGTCCAGCTCTCCGCCCCGAGACGCCCGGTCGCGGCCCAACCGATCTTGCACGATCTTGTCGACGTCCGCCGCGGTGAACGTCCGCGCGTCACCCGCACCACCGCCGCCACCACCGCCACCGTCGCCGCTACCGCTACCGCCGTCGTGCTTCGCCACCGGGGCCCCTCCCGTCACCGCCCCGCCGACCGGGACGTCACAGATCAGGGTATCCGCCCCCGCTACACCGGGTCGCCGACGCCACCGGTACCCGCGCGCACCCGAGCCGCTTCCTCGCGGCGCCACGCGTTCCGAGCCTCACGCCCGGACATCCCGTCCGTCGCCGCGGCGAACGCGGCGACCCGCGAACCGGCCGCGACCGCCACCCCCGGATACACCGGCCGGGCCGTGCACGAACAACCGCCGTGGACCTTGAACTTCGCCCGGCCGGACACCGGCCCGTACGACGCCAGTTGCAGGCAGAACGCGCACGCCCCGGACGACGGGACCCGCTCCCACCCGTCGGCGGCAGGGTCAGCCGCGACCGACGCGCGTAGCGTCTCCCTCCCGCCGTCGAGCGCGATCCGCCCCGCGACCCGCATCGCCTCCGCCCGGCCCGACGACGACGCCGCGTCGATCGTCTTCCCCGCGCGGCGCGCCGTCAGAATCGCCGACAACGCGCGCCCCCGCACCTCAGCCGCGACGTCGCCGAGCGTCGCCACCCGACCCAGCCTGGCCGCGACGTCCGGGCCGTCCGGGGCGACCTCCGCCCGGAACCGCGCGAAAAACTCCGCCGTCGCCGTCGCGCTCTGCGCCGACCGGCCCAGCACCGCACCGGCCAACGCCGCTGCGAACGGGCCGATCGTCTCCGACAGCGCCGTCAGCGACACCAGCCGCCACGCCTGGCGCGCGTCGCCGGCCGCCGCCGCCCAGATCGCGCGCTGACCGGCCCGATACCGGTCGGCGATGAGCTCCGCCGCCTCGGTCACCGGGACACCCCGGGCGGCAGGAGCAACTGCGGGTCGTCCCGGCCCGCGGACCGCTCGACCTCCCGCAGCAACATCTGCTCCGGGTCTGTCTCGGCGCGGCGGGCACGCCACCGGTCGACGTCCGCCTGCGTCACCCCAGGGATCCGCGCCCACAGCTCGTCTTCGGGTACGCCCAACTGCGCGGCGATCTTCCCCAGCCCGTCGACGACCGCGCCGAACGCCCGCGCCGACGTGTCCCGCCACACCGTTTGGAGACCGTCACCCACCCGAACCCCGGCGTACTCACCGGCGAGCCGGATCAACTGCTCGTGGGACTCCCCATAGCTGATCTTCCGCTCGTCGGTCATCCTGTCCCGGCCGATCTCCGCCGCCGCCAACGCCTCCGCCGACAAATTCACCAACTGGCCGGTCATCTCATGCACCGGCGTCTGCGACAGCGTCGCCGCGTAGCGCATCATCATGTCCCGCGAGTCGAGATATCCGCGCAGGTCAGTCGCCGAGAACTCGCCGAGCCGCAGCGACTCCGGGTCGACGTCGAACGCCCACAACTGCGACGCACCGGCCTTGACCCGGTCGGCCCGAGACGCTTTCATCCCGACCGCCCACCGCTGCCGAAACGCGGAATACCACTCGGCCGCTTTCAGCCCGAAAGACGTCATGTTGATCTGGTCTTGCAGCGGCAACAACGGGGCGATCACACCGGCCGTGACCTGCGTCGACTCCGCGTACCCCGAATCCCACAACGCGCCCGGGTCCGGCTCGTCGTCCGCGTCCAGATCTTCGGCGTCCAAGAACCGCACCACCGGGCACACCGGGACGCCGCCGAACGTCGCCCCGTGCTCCCGGGACCCGACGACCACGAACTCATCCCGGTCCCGACCGACCGACCAGCGGTACCGGTCGTCGTACAACGCGAACGCGCCGTCGGCGACCCGGTCGAGCGCGAACATCGGCCACATGTCGTCACCGGACGCGTCGAACGCCGTCGTCATCCGACGCGGTGAGCGGGTCCGCAGCACCGGGACCGGGTCCCCCGGCAACGCAATGCCGTAGCTGAGCCCGTACGCGCCACCGGCGCGGTGCAACCCCATGTGCCGGCGGTCCATAGCGTTGCGCTGCCAGATCTGCCACAGCCGCGCGACCTGCGCTTCTTCGCCGCCGCCGCCCCGGATCCCCTCGACGACGAGCGACTGCGTGTACGACTCGACGACGATTTTCAGCACGTTCACCCGGGAGATCCGCGCCATCTCGCGCACCTCACGCGGGGCGTCGGCAGGGATCACCAGCGGGAGCGCCTGCCGCGCCGTCCAATAGCGTCGCAACGCGTCAAGGTTCTGCCGCTCGACGTCCAACTGCGAGGCAAGCCGCTTCGCGACCCCGGGCACCTCATCCTCGGCCAACGCCATCAGAAACTCGCTTCCCCCGACCGGAGCCGGACTCGACCGGAATTCAGCGCGATCCGCGCACCCATCTTCGCACCGACCATCCCGACCGCCAGGTCGACAAGCTTCCCCGACCCGCGCGACACCTTCGACAGCGACTCGCCCCACGGGTTCGGCCGCCGCCGCGCGTTCGACGCGTGCGCGATCAGCCGGGAGTCGCCGTCATGTCGCAACGTCCCCAGATCGTCGATCTCAAGCCGCGTCTGCATCGCTGCCTGCGTGAACTGCTGATTCCGGAGCGCACCACCCGGGGTTTTGATCCGCATGTCGAACAGCACGCTATGCCCCCCTTTCGTGCCCTTCGCCCCGGTCGGCCACACCCGTAGCGACCTGTGAAAATCCCGGTGCCAACCGTCGATCGTCGGCATCCAATACAGCCGATCGTCTTCGTCGTCCCTGGCCGGAGACGGGTCGACGCCCATCCACACCACCCGGTACTGGCTGAACGCCGCGCGGACCGTCGCGTCCACCACCTCCCGCGGCGCGCGCCACCCCTCGCCGCGCTTGCCCGGCGGCGGCGACCAGCAGCCCAGCACGAAGACAAGCTCGTCACGCAGCCGGCACCCGACGACCACCGTCGCATCGCCGGATTTCGAGCAGTCGATGAACAACGCGACCTGGTCGGACTCCGCCAGGTCCGGCGTCACGCCGAGCGCCCGGAATTTCACCGGAGAGCACCACGCGTCCGCCTCTTCCCCGAGCCCGTTGAGGTAGTACCGGGTCGAGTCGCCCGGCGGGGTCTCCGGGTCGAGCGCTTCGCCCTCCAGGCGCTCAAGGTCGGCCCACGGCGCGTCGGCGTACGCCGCGGCGAGGCCCCGCCGGCGGGACGCCTCGTCGGCGAGGTCGGTGTCCGCGGGCGCCTCGATCGAGTCGTACAGGATGTCGACTTTCCCCACGGTCTGCCCCGAAACCTGCAACTGCCACGCTTCGTACGTCCGCTCGGCCGTCGAGTCTTCGCCCTGCAAATGCGCGTTCGTCGCGTCGACCATCCGAGCCTGGAGGTCGGCCGGCGACTTCCCGACGTTCCGGCGGGCCACCGCCGCCACCCGGTGACCGCCGTTCTCGCGGGTCATGTGATGGGTCTCGTTCAAGGCGATGAATGTCGCCGGGTCGCCCTCCGCGGACGCCTCCGACGACGTCGGGATCTCCACCCGGCCGCCCGTGTCCCGCAGGATCGTCCGGGTCTCACCGACGTCGATGTCGAAGAACTCTCGGGTCTCCGCGCCCAACATTCCGTTCATCACCCGCAGGACGTCCTTCGACTGCTCCTGCGAATTCGACATGATCTGCACCAGCGGCATCCGGCGCCTGACACCCACCCACCGCCCCGTCCCCGGGTCGCGCGCCAACTGGACCGGGCCCAGCAGCTCCAACGCGCACAAAGCCGCGAGGAACGGGTCTTTACCGGTGCCCTTAGCGCCGCGTTTCACGCCCCGCCGGAACAGCCACCGCCCGCTATCCGGGCCGTAGGAGAACCATTGGTGCAGGAAACGACGCTGCCCCGGGGTGAACTCCCACGGGCCACCCCAAATCGGGTGGATCAGACCAGGAACCCCGGTCCGCTCGTACGTCCGCCACTCCGCCCACGCGATCAACGCCGGCCCCAGAGACGCCGGTAGATCCTCGATGCGCTCCGGCCACGGCAGCGAACACCACGCCCCGGTCCCGTACCACCTGTCCAGGTAGTAGCCGGGGGGAAGCTCGATCGCGGGCTTAGCCGCGCCGGTCACCGCCCGGCCTGCTGCTCCGCCACCGCCGAACCGGCCCCCGCACGCCACCGCACCTCGGCCGACCGGTTCAAAGACGCCACGATCGCCTCACAGTCCGCGACCGTGAACGCCACCGCCACCAGCCGCAACACGCCGCCCGGATCCTCCCGGACCACCTCGACGCCGAACTCACCGCCGGCACGGAACACCGGCCCGGGCCCGGTCACGACGCAGACCCGTACAGGTCCCGGAAATCGTCGAGCCGCGCCACCGGCGGGTCACCCTCGACCGGGTCCGCCTCACGCCGAGACGCCGCCGACGGCGACACATACCGGATCCTCGATCCCTGCCGCGCCTCAAGCGTGCACAGCATGATCTTTTCCCGCTGCCGCAGCTCCGTCAGCGACCCGCGCCCCTCGGAGATCCTCGCGTGCAGCTCGGCCGTCGAGAACGCGAACTCCCAGTCGGTCGGCGACCACAGCTTCGCGTGGGGCATCGTCCGGATCTTGCCCCACCACCGGGTCGTCGGCACCGGCCACGCGATCTCGACCTCAAGACCGCCCCGCACCGCCCACCGCTGCGGCAACTTCGGCCCGTCGTGCGGCACGTCCGGAATCTCAGTCCACTCCAGCACCGGGTTCTTGTGCCTGATCTGCGACCTGTCGGCTTTCGGCTTCGCGCCCCGAAACGCCACGCCCGGTCACCCCCTTCGCCGGGAAGAAAACCCGGGCCCGATCCGGCGCCGTCTTCCCGTCCCGGCACCCGCCCGTCGCCCCGCAGCCTACCCCGATCAGCCGACGATCTTGTATTCGAGCAGCGAGAACTCGCCCCGCCGAGCCGCCGTCGCACTCGACGCGGCCTGGGCCCACCGCAACCCGACCGTCCCCGCCGACGCCGACCGCATGTCGACCGTCCCCGTCTCCTCGGCCCGACTCAGATTCGTCTGCGAATCACGCACACCCGAATACGTGATAACCGTCGAGAAATTGTGGACGCCGCTTCTCATTTCGATGTTGTTTGCGCTTCCGTCGTTCGCCGTCGTACCCGGGCCGTCCACGTGACGATTCCCGACCGCCCCGGAAGGCACTTCCCAATCCGTCTTTATGTCCGCAGCCAACAAGGCGCCGTACCACAATTTGATTCGCACTTCGTAAATCACTCCGGCGCGCGCCTCGAATTGCAGCACCGGGTCGATGGCGAGCGTGGTCGTCGACGGCCGGTCGAGGTGCGCCGTGGCGAGGACCGGCGTCCAGAGTCGGTCGGTGAGCTCACCGGCGAAGATCGGGTCCCCTGCTGCCACGCGCCCCATCATGCCACACCGAGCCGCCATCACCGGCTGTGACGTCACCTGGGGTGACGCGACCCCGCGTCGGCTACGCGGCGTGACACCCTTTTGCGTATTGGCAGGCAGACGCT